CCGTAGATGTCATTGATGAGTGTCGTTTGTGTCATTTCATGAAGTCCTCATGGGGCTGAAAGTGTCCGTTACTGGTGTGCCATCCGCCAAGCGCTGCCCGGAGTCCGTTGTCGGTCCCGCCTGCGGCGAGCCGCCCTGACCTGGAGGGGGTTGCATCAGCATCCCCTGCTGCGCCATCTGAGCCTGCTGGATCATCGCCTGCGCCTGCGCCACCATCGCACGGGCCTTGGCAATCTCGGGGCTGGGGACGATCCTGTCGGCGTTCATGTCGAGCGTCTTGGCCTGCTCGCGCAGCAGCGCGGCAACCCCTTCGACGCCCATGATCTGCTGGGCCATCGGGTTAGTAAGCGCGATCTGCATCATCTCGTTGCGGCGCTGTGCGGCGGCTTCCTTCACCACCAGGGCGTTCGCACCCTTGGCGACGACCTTCACGTCGCCCTTGAGGTCCGCGTCGTCCGAGTAACGCATGTTCCACATCCAGAGCCGTTCGACGGCGGGCTGGATGACGTGGCGGTCGATGTTCGAAATAACCTGCTTGATCGCCTTCCCGGCGTTGTTCATCATCATGGACATGCCCGAGGCTGTGCGCCCCGCCCCGCCCGGAGACTCGCCACCCGTCAGATAGCGCGGGATGCCCGAGTAGTTGTCCGCGAGGTCGTGGAAGCGCTCGTAGATCGTCATCAGCTCGGAGGCGAGCGAGTTCGGCTGGAAGAAGTCCACCGGAGGGGCGCTGTTGTTCGCCATGTCGCTCGTGAATTGCCAGATTTTCCACGGGTACATCTGGGTGATCTCTTCCCCTTGCGGCAGTCGGTCGACGTTGACCCAGACCTGCGGCCCGGAGGCGATACCCATGTTGTTCACCAGTGCGCGAGCTGCGGCGTTACACACCGCCTGACAGTCGCGGATCAGGTCCATCGGGCTATTACCCAGCCACGCCCCCGGCACCTCCTCGTAGGACGCCTTGTAGTACGGCTTGCGCCCGAGCGCCTCGGGGTTCACGACGGCCTTGATGACCCAGTCGCCCACCAGCCACACCTCGACCGGGTAGTCCTTGAGCGGGTCGTCGACCACACCGTCGTCCAGCCCCCAGTCAAGCAGCATCTTGCCCTGCACCGAGCCCCAATATTGCAGTGCATCAATGAGCCCGGAGTCGTTCTCCAGGTCCGCGTCGCGCCCTTCGGCGTCTGCTTTCTCCGTGTCGATCCACAACCACTCGTGCAGGCCACCGGCACCATACTCGTCGAGCACCGCGCGGATCGCGGCGTCCGAGTACCCCTCCACGCCGATCATGGCCGAGAGGTCTTCGCGGGAGAGGCGGTGGCGCTCGATCATCTCCCCGTCGTCGGGCTGTGCGCTGTGCTTGGCCCAGTAGATCATGAACGGATCGACCCGCTCCCAGGTGGGGGCCAGCTCGTCCTGGAGGTCGATGGTGTACTGCCCATCCATCCCCTCGATCCACTTCAGCGCCTTGCGCCGCTTGACGATCGGACCCTTGAACACCGCGTATGGGAACGTCACCAGATCGTCCACGAACTTGTGGAACTCGTCGAGAAACCCACCCTCGACCATCTGGTCGTCCATCTTGCGCTTCATGTTCTCGGCTTTACGCGAGGCGTGCTCGCGCAGCTCGTTGACCATGACCTCCTTGCGTGCGATGAGGTACTGCTCCAGCTCGTCTTCCGAGGGGTTGATCCCCACCGAGGCGGCTACGGCCAGCTCCTGACGGATGCTCTGGTAGGCGCGCTGCACGAACTGAGGCGACAGCTCCGGCACGGGGGTCGAGCGCAGGATGTAGGGGATCGCCCCCTCCCCCGCGTCGTTCATCACGTCACGAATCCAGCTCGATGCGGCACGCGCCTTGTTCGAGGACAGCATGAGGTAAATCGCCGAGCCGCCCTGCTGCTTGATCTGGGCAAGAACCTCCGGGTCGTACTCACCACGGCGCTGGCGCAGGCAGGAGAGCAGTCGCGGCTCGACATCCTGCTGCTTGTAGTCCCGCATCGAACTCCACCGGGACTTGACGTGCCCTGCGAGGTTGGTGATGTACGAGCGGCTGTTGGCGATCTGCGCCTGCGCCTTCTCCTCGGCGTGGAGTTGCGAAAGGTTCTTGATTGGCAGCACACCCCCGATGGACATGACGAGCCCGGAGCCCGGTTGAGACGGCAGCGGAGCGTTGAAATCCATGTTCATCCTTGGGGTGTTGGTGCTCGAAGATGCCACCGCTTATAGCAGGTTTGGCGGGCTCCAGCAAGGTGTTTAGGGTGTGGCACGTTGTGGGTGGTGGTCAGGTCCATGCGTAGGCGGCGGGTTTGATTTCGCGTCGTTTCGTCTGCCGCGTGCCGAGCGCCCCGCCGTCGATCACCAGTGCGAGATACTGGAGCGCGTCGTGGGGGTGGCTGTACTTGTTCTTCACCGGCTCGGTGTCCTGCACCAGATCGCCTTCCTTGTTCGTCTTCCAGCGGTAGCCGCCCTGAAACCCCCGGATGATTGTCGAGCACGACGGGTCGATCTGCACTCGCGGGCGGGTGTCTGCGGACTGCGTGAGGAGGTTGTCCACCGCCTCGATGCGAAGCGTCGGCTTGTTGGTCTGCGGCTTCACCACCTTGAACCCCTCGCTGCGCAGCACGTCCACCGGGCTCACCTCCCCAACCTGTGTCTTCTGCCATCCTGCCGGGTCGGGCGCGATGTAGGTCGAGGCGCCGGGGTACTTCTCGAAGAGGTGGGGCTTGAGCAGGGTCTTCACGAACGTCTGGATGCCCATGTTCTCGCCGATGACCTCGGACAGTATGTTGATCCCACCACTGGGGGTGAGCTGCCCGATGACCGCCGCAGGCGTGCGCCCGAAGTCCAACCCGATGCACAGGGGGTAGTTCTCCGAGGTGATGGGGCGCAGAGGCTTCTTGGCGACGTGGCGCTCGTGCCGGAACGTCTTGTCGTAGACCGGCAACCCGTCCAACGACCGACCATACTTGCTGCGCAAGTAGACGTCGATAAAGTCGCGGGTCTTGCCCTCCAGCGTGTTCGGGTAGTAGTCCTTCGCCAAGTTGTCGTAGTTGTCGTGCTCCGGGTCAACGGCGTACTCGTTCCCATCCACATCACGGGCGACGATGTGTTCTTCCGGGTCTTCGCCGTACTTCTCGACCCACTCCTCGATCGGCAACACAGCGGATGGTTGAATGTGCACGCTCCAGTTCTTCGGGCGCTCCTCTTCCATCTTCTTGTGCCACCACGAGTCTTCACCCGGCATGTTGGTGTCGAAGATCGCCCCGGCACGGGACGCCCCACCGTCCTTCATCGAGGGGTAGCGGTTCACCCGCATCAGCAGGCCGTCGACAACGTCTGGGTGGAGCTGGCGGCACTCGTTTCCCCAGAGTCCTGTGGCCTCAAGACTCAAAGCCTTTCGGACGTCGTCCGGGGTGTCGAGCGCGATCAGCATCCACTCGGACTGCACCACCGTGCCGTCGCCAAGCCGCAGCCGGTAGTAGTACGTCTTCTCGGTGGCCTTGTATTCGCCATACACGCCTGGGGGGAACCAATCGTCGATCGTCTTCTTCGTGGTGGACCGGAGTTGGTCTGCCGTATTGCGAACGATTAGCATTCGCGTTTTGCGAACACCTTCGGCGTTTGGTTTCTGGTCGCAGGCCCACCGCATCAGCTCGTGCGCGCAGCACACGCTCTTGCCACCACCGATCGGGCCAGCCAGGACGCGCACGTAGGCGTCCGACAGCATGAAGTCCTCCATCGTCGGGGAGGCGATGAATTTACTCATTGGGCGTCACGTCGATGATGTTCTCGCGGGAACCCTTCACGTCCAGGTTCCGCTCGGGCCGGGTGGGGAAGACGATCTGGATCATGGGGAGGCTGTCGAGGCTGTTGACCTGCGCGATGGGGGCGGACTCCAAGCGGCCGACTTTCTGCAAGGACTTGATCCACTCCAAACGCTGGGTCGGAGTGAGGGTGGGCGACATCTGGCGCATCACCACGTTCTGCTCGTACCACAACATGCGGGCGTACCCCGAGGCGTTCTCGGGGTCTTCGGCCATCTCCATCAACGCAGCAGGCGACACCCCTGCTGGGAGAAGCGCAGAGACGGCATCGTCCGGGGTTGTGGTTTCGAGGTCGGGGTCTTCGGCGGACATGGGTGTTGGGTCGGTGTAAACGTGTTGAGGGTGTAGCACGTTTTTGGGTTGGGGGCAAGGTTGGTGGGGTGGGCGCGAATTCGCGTTATGGCGGGGCGGCTAAGGGGATGGTGTAACGAAGTTTACAACTAGCTCATTTTTTGCCGTGGGCTGTGAGCGAAACCTTGAGCATGGCCGGGGTGCCCCACCCCCTGGGCGCTCCCCCCACCCCCTTGACACCTCGCCACTAGTGCAGGACGG